TGGGCCAAAGAGCTACCAAGAGCAATGATCGCACCACTATAACAAGAAGTTACGCCGGCAATGCGCGAACGAAATTCCAGAGGCAAAGACATTTCTAAAAACGGTTCTTACGGAGCCGTTAAGACGCAGTACTGCGTGAACTGATGAACAGTTACACTGTCGCAGCTCTGCAGCGGCGCCAGCTGAACCCCAGCTGGTAGGAAAGTGTTGGAGCAAACTCCATAACGACAACTACGCCGGACGATTACGTCGTCACACGAAAATTCCATTTATTTAACGTCGGTGGAATACCGAGCAGGAAAAACTTAATCAGCAAACTTGGCAAAAGTGGGCTGGAGACCGTACGAAGCCAACGCTGGCAACTTTATTTCGCGTCCGTAGACGCTACTTAGGCTGCCATCTGCGTTGACATCGGCCGAAAAAACTCCAGACCTACCAAGACTCGCCGCTAAGAATGCGAGATCTAGTGACTCCCCGTCGTACTCGTAATCAGCGCCGGACAGAGAAGCGACTGTGAAATACCCAAAGGGTAAAGCAAAGTCGAACTCCGTCACGACATTATCTGAAACAAATACGCCAGGTTGTCGTTCTAAATACCGCACACCGACGACGCCACGATCACCAAAAGTGACCGTGGCGGCGTCGCCCTCTCCTGCCCAGTCAACTACGACGGGGAAAATCGTTTCCTCAGAGTCCGAGGACATCGGCTGCCTCAAAGGCAGTACCGGCTCCCGGGACAGCGGCAGTAAGGAGCTGGCGAGCGAGGGGGTTCTTGCTCGCTTTTTTGGCGAAACTACCTGCTTTTTGAAGAAACGAACGAAACCCCGCCGCCTGAACCTGTTTTTTACCAGGTAAAGCGGAGAGGATTTCACGAATGGCACTTGCAGCTTCAGTGCGCGTAACCATGAGAGCACGAGGTGGGTTTTCGAGTTTCCTGTTGGCGCCCGGAGATAAATCCAGGCCCATAGACAGTTGAAACCGAGTGGTCTGAGCACCAGACACACCCCATGCAGACCAAATCATGACATCAGCGTTTTCAAGAGCGCCACCCTCAAACCGGACGAACAAAATATTTTTGCTCACCTGAAGAGTATTGGCGGCGGCATTCGCATTGATGACACGAATTTTCGTGATAAAACCTGCCTTATCGTCACGAACGGCGATCGGAGCTCCTTGCGCGGTAACGCCGTCAGAATACACCAAAGTGGTGATGGCGGCGACACCCGTAATAACAGAAGCTCTGGTCACCTCGACACCGTAGCCACTAAGGGCTGCGCTGCCTTCCATGAAACCGGTGATAGACACCGGCCCAAAGAAACGAGAGGCAAGGGGATGGACACCAAGAGCTGTCTCAACCCTAGTCGCAATGTCAAGAGACACAAAAGCGGCATTAAGGGCGACAGCAGCATTGCTAAGGCCGCGAGCATCAGCTGCGGCAGTAACAGTGTCGAACACATAGACAACGTCTTCCGAAGAAGGCTTCGTAGCGTTCGACAACAGAGGTCTTGGCACCATAGATTTGTCAGTTGGAATGAAGAAAGAAGCAGCAGGAATATCCGCTGATTGTGTTTCATGAATCACGCCAACCTCACGGGCTCTGATTTCATCCTCTGTGATGGCAGCATAGTCCGTAACGGTCCCTAGTTGAGCGGCATGAAAATGACCGCCAACGACATTGGTTCCCGCATTGATAGTCTCTGAAGAGATAACGCCTTGAGCTGAAGAAAGCCGGACGTCATCATAATCATTCAGAGCAATGACAGTACTAAGGTCAATGTCACCCTGATAAACAAAAAGATTTGCTGCCAGGGTAGTGTCGCGAAGCCACTTGTGGATGGCGGGGCGGAGGCAATCAAGTGCGAAAATAAGTTCGTACTTAGTAGCAGCCACACCTCCAGCAAGAGCATCATCAACTTTAAGGGATCGAACTTCCGCATAACGAGCGCCGTCAGCAGGACCACCAACATTAATTGTTGAGTCCTTAAGATATTCGCTGTAACGACTTTCGTAGGCGGACGCTGCCTTAACCATGACCATACGCGCAGGGGCGCGCTGGGCAGGGCGGGGGGCAGCAGGCTTAGGCTTCTTCGCCTTCTTAGCCTTTTTAGCAATTTGTGCATTAGACATAGTCCGAAAACACAAAAAATCGTTGAGATTTAAAACCGAATTATTTTTAGGTCGACAACGGCTTTGAGCTATAGGGCAAGAAGATTCCATCACACCACGTTGGGGTATGTTGGACTCGAGCATCCGAGGTTCGGATACCCAAGAAAAACGCGGACAAGAGGACGACAATTCATCGTTCTCCAGCCACGCGCGGAAAAGTCTAAGAACGTTACAAACAGGAGACCAATAATAGCCTGAAAGCAGCGACTGAACGATCATACACGTAGTAGTGTAATCGCTGTTAGCTCTGTTGTAACGTAACGCATCGAAGATAGCAGTGTCGTGTGCAGCAACTCTGACAAAAATCTCATGAGTGCGAGAATACCGAGGCACGTAGCCGCAGTACTCAGCAGAATCACGAAATTGGAATGAGCCAATGTCAAAGCCAAGTTCTGATGAACAAAACCTGTAAGCATCGAAGTAAGTTGTAAAGTCATATTTGTGCAGACTCACGTATGAATCGTCACCTGTGACCCACGCATAAACCTCGAATTTATTACACGACGGCACTCTTCGAATGACGTAAAAATGCAGGGCTCTAAAAATGATAGAATTATCATTGATCGTAAGCAAAGAGCCTGAAGCATTACCTTGAATGATGTAGTAACTACCGTCAGGCGCATGAACAATGGGTTCAATTAAGAACTCACGTAAAGCGCGCCGAAAAGACGGAACGTCAAGAACACCATCAAGAGAACCATAAGAACCGTCTGAAATGAGGGCATCACGCGCCTCATAGACGTGTCGCTTATGGGAAGACCGAATGGACGTATCAGCGCCGGAAGCGTCGCTGGAGAAGACCTTACGCCCAGGCTCGAAAGCCTCTCGGTAAGTGGCGTCGATCTCAGAAGGGAAATCTTTCACAGCATAGTTAATGCCGTTACAGGAACTCCTTTGAAATGCCAAAAGCCAATCACCATAAACCATATAAGAGGCAACAAGAACATCGAGACCGACAGGAAGGAAGGTCCGAGGTATCTTACCAGGCTTAATGGTTTCGTCCTTGAGAGCCATAGTATAAGGAGAGAAATCTTGCTCAACAATGCGGCGCCGAATTTCTTCAACACACGCAGGATTGGCAAGAGCTTCACCCTTTGTCTTGGTCTCAGGAGCAAACCGCGACCACATTCCTGTGACGAAGCTTGCGTGAACACTGGCTTTGGCGGCATCAATAGCGTCTTCGAATGTCATATTAGTGGCAAACGGAGCGCCTTCTAAGACGTCGTCAACAGACTTGTTCCAAAGCTCTTGGTCGAACTTCGTACTAGAGTGCAAAAATCTGAAGAGGCCTTTGTTGGCATCACCAGGAGAAAATACAGGGAGAGAAACAACCGGTTGAGGAGAAGGAATCTTCTTCTCAGAAACAAAACGAGAAAACAAACTATTAACGGAAAGCCTAGTAGTACGTTTAGTACGGTAGGAATAACTTCCAACCCCACTAGCGCCCCTAGGTAAAGGAACGACCCCTGAAAGTAAATCTTCTAGAGGCGACGCTGGAAAAAATCCGGTATTGGTAACCAGAAATTCACAACTTTAGTCCCTTCCTTAACAGTTCCTGCATGAAGGCCGATGACGCTCATCCGATCATTGACAAAGGAAAACACAGGCCAACCACAATCACCAGCGACTGAGTTATAAGGACCGCCATAGGCGTTACGTAACTCAGGCGCGGTAGGCGTGCTTATGTTCCCAAAACCAGTCGTCTCACTAAGAGGTGACTGGAAAATGAAAGGAGTACTAATCAAATTTCGACCGACAGGCAGGTATCTCGGGTTTTCACCGGACGGAGGGGTGACGAACTCGAAAGTAACAACGAAGTCGTCAACCAATTGCGGAGAATCAGCATCAATTTTGACACGAATGCTGACGTCAGGAAAACTTTTAATAATCTTGACGTTTTCGGCAACTTTCGCAACGTGATTAACTGTCACATGATGGACGTCACCTTGCGAATCCCGTATGTTGGCGTAATGGCCAACAATCTCACCACCTGCATAAAGAGCTCCACCTTTTTCCTTCTTTGCGTCGAAACTAATCCCGGCGCCTTCGGAGGTGGGCAATAAGGAAGCATCTTTCTTCACAGCCTCAATAAAGATCTCAAAACCGGCACTTGTGGTGACGGCTGTGAGGAAGGAAATGAGGTTTGGAGGACAAAAAGGCGTCAAAAGAGCAGTAACTTTCGTCACTGTCTTGACAAGATGCTCCTTAGGAACTGACTGAACACGTTCAAGAAAAGAAATTGTCTTCGAAGTGTAACACAAATGACTTGCGTTAAAAGAGATCTTGGGCTTTTTCTTTTCTGGCAACTGAATAGAGGTGTCAACTTTCTCGGCCTTTGGCTTATCAACTGTAACTTTCGCAACAGGTTTTTCAGCTTGGGGAACAATAAGTTTAGCCTCAATTGCCGCTAGCCGATCATTAAGAAGCTTAGCGTTATAAGACGCGTCAGCCTCTGCGATGGCGAGCTTGACGGAAGGCAGTTCAAACTGAGGTTGAACAATGGGGAGAACATCCTTCTTATACGCCTGATAGAGTAACTTCAAACGTTGGGAAGAAGGAGACGCCTCAGAGAACGGAATCTCAGAAGCAGCAATAATGAATTCCTCATCATCCATCTCGGCCCAATCCTTACCGGTCGAACTAATCCACTTAGCATAGTCAACTCGCTCACGCTGGAGTGCGGGAGTAAGAACTTGCCTGCGGACAGGACGAGAGGTATGTCTTGAACCGAGACCCTCAGTATCGTCGTAGGTGTCAAGGGAGATCTTGTCCGGATTGGAGTTGACCTTAACCTTATGAGCACCACGACCACGGCCCTCAACCCAACCAGTGGACTGAAAAGCCGAATCAAACATCTCCCTCAGCTTACTGTAAGCGCCTAAACGCCAACAGGCGTACAGTGCCACGCCAGCAGCTATGATATAACGATACCGTTTGACAGAGTCAATTGGAAGATCGTCAAAATC